GGATCTGAGTAACCAAAGCTGTATCTCTCTCTTGCTTTGTATCTCATATTTCCAGTATCGAAATCACCTTCCATGCCAGTAGCAAGGGCAGCTCTTACGAAGTGCTTAAATCCGTTAGGACAGTCAGTTTTAATGAAGTATGCATCCGTGTCTGTTAAGTAATGGTTAACAGTGTAACCACCAGGTAACATCCCCATGTTTTTCATAGCATTAATGTCGTTGTCAGCAGTACCAACTCTGAGTGTAGATTCTAAGATCCTATCAGCTATAAACTGCAAGTTAACAGGAAGAATTAATTTCTGTCCCTTCATAGCAATTTTTAGCCCTCTTTCGTCGATAAAACCAGCAATGTCAATCATCGCTTGTTCTAATGAGGTTTCATTTAAGTCAGCATCAGTAGAACTTCTGTTTGAGAAAGTTCCACCAAGAGCAGTTGGGTGAGCAGTATTAATTAAAGATACTCCATCTCCGCCTGCAACTGTAAATGCATCATTTAACACGTTAGCTCCTCTAACTTGTTTTGTGTAAGCCATAGATCTCGCTAGGGCTTTTGTGTAACGAGCTGACAAAGTGTCATACAAGTTGTCTTCGACTGCTTCTTCAGTTAACGCAAATGCTAAAGCAATTGTGTCATGAACGTATCTTGCAGTAAAAGATTCAGAAGCGGTGTCAAAACCGATTGCTGATCCCTCTGTTTTTACGTTAGCTTGTCCGAATCCAACTAACATAACTTCTTCTTCAAAAGCTCTATCACTTGATTCTTGCTCAAAAATTTGAGCGGCTTCATTTTCGTAGCGTGCGTACTCCAAACCAAACAGGGCGTTTAAACCAGGTTCTAGTTCTTTGGCAAGCTGTGCTCTATTAATAGCCATATCTTACTCCTATATTCCTGCTAAACTGTCCATGAAATGAACATTGAGTTTACAAACAGTCAGTCTACCTGCCGCTGTTTTATCTACTGAACCTGAAGCTGTTGATGCTTGATCATCAAACTCAACAATCTTTAAGTTTAAGGTAGTACCATTACCTGTGGTTGCTGTCGCCAATTCGGCGTTAGAATACCCACTTGTAGTGTTACCATCTTGTGCTGTCACAAAATTTGCATTTGTAAAGCGATCAGCGTCAGGCATTGCGCCATCTGCATTTATTACAAATAAAGCGTGCGGATTATCCGCTACGTAAGCTATTGCTTCCGTAGTTGCTTTAATTGAAGCGTAACCAGGCCAGTGTGCAGACCATGTTGGAGTTCCATCAAGAGCTGTATATTTACAACCCATAAAAACACCTAACAAAGGAACTGTGCCACCTGCTTGTGCGCCTACTTGATCTATCATGCCTGAAGCTAGTGGAATTACTGGAGAACCAGTAAAGATTGTATCTGTTGTACCACCACTTGAGCCTTCTAGATTTAGAGGATACGCATTAACACCTTGGTTATTATAATTTGAACCTGATCTTTCGTATGGACGAAGACCAAATTTCGCATCTATATTAGCCATGTTATGTCTCCTTTAGACAATGTTGGTAGAGACATAGATCTTAACCATTAAGATTTTTTGCGTCCACCAAATTCTACCCGAGTTTGCCTCTCTTGTGAGATTGGCATTGAAGGGTGCTCCTCCCTCATAAGATCTGATTCCACTGATTTCTTCTGATCGTTAGTTATACCTCGAAAATAGGCATCCCTATCTTCTTTAACTTCAATCGGACATCTCATTAACATCAAACCACCAACAGCGATAATACCTTTATATTTACCATCTGTTAAAGCTGGTAAATCAAGTCTATCGGGATACTCATCTGCTCTCACAGGTTCATACCCTGATCTTAATCTAGCGGTCACATTCTTTTCATCCTGTGTTCCTCTAAATTCAAATCTTACCCACCGATGGTGAAAACCTTCTGGTGGTTCTGGTGCTTCTAAGTTAGAAGGTGGAACCCAACCTCTTTTACGAGTTTTTAATTCACGGGTTTCAGTTTTGCGTGAGGTTTTTTGTTTATCTGTTTCAGTCATATTACGCCTCCTTCACGTGTTTTGCGTACTCTTCAAGTGGCACACCAAGTTTTTTTGCAATAGCTACCTGTGAGGGTGTGAGTTTCACAGTGCGGCGGCCTGTGGCCGATGTTCGTACAGCCGAAGCAACTTTTTGAGCTGGCCTCGGTTGATTTCCTTGTTGAGGAAAACT